CTTGAAGGTACTTGGGCAGTTCCGGATACTAAAGAGAAACAAGCTCAACTAGTTAGCTTGCTTAGTCAAGAATTACCAGTAGGTCCTGATGCTACTAATGCTACAGAACTATTATATGACTTGTTAGGCGATGACGAATTGTTTGACCGTTTAGAAGAATTGGCTGAACAAGATGCCAATGCCGACGCTCGTGAAATTATTCTTTCTCGTTTGGAACAATTAAAAAGCAATCCAGCTATAGCACAAGTTATTGGACAATTAAAGAACCCAATCCCAGATTCACAAGAACCAGTTCAAGAGCGCATTAAAGATCCACACACACAAACAGAAGATCCACCAAATACACAGCAACCAGAAGTTACTCCTAATATGCTAGACGAATTAAGTCCAGACACATTAGGTAGCTATGTTAAGCGAGCAAGCTCTGACCGTGCTATGAAAAACTTCGACCAAGGTGTAGATATGGGCGTTTCATATGGCGAACGTCAACCAAAATTTGACGCAGAAAAAGATCGGCAAGATAACAATCGCCGTCGTGGTATTCATAAGGCAGTTAATCGTTTAGTTAAAGAAGGCGCAATGAACGAAGTAGATATTTTACTACAAGATATTGCTCGCAACAATGTTGATATCTACAATATCTATGCTAATCCAAAAACTAATGTAGAAAAATTTGTAAGTAAACAAATTCATGATAAAATTGACGAGATTACATTCGAAACTGGATTACATCCAAAAGACGACATTGATAAAATATTACAAATAATTTATGATGATATAGCCAAAGACTATGACGTCGACGAAGGCGCTATTGGTAAAGGATTGGGATTGATTGCCGGCGAATTAATTGCTCCAGAAATTCCAGGTAGCGGAATGATAGGCGCACATATCGGTGATACATTAGGCGATAAATTGAGCAATATGATTAGCGGCAACAATGACGAAGTGGACGAAACCGCTAGTAGTACTGCTGACCAAATGAAACAAGTACAAGATGAAATTGAAAAAATTGTCCGCTCGGGCGGTCGTGTGGGATTAAATGATCCGTTAAGTCAAAAGTTAAAAGCACTTAAAGATAAGTTACATTCTGCCAAAGAAGTTAACGAAAATACAGCGTTAACTGGCCCGTACGGACACTCTGGCAAATTAGAACCAGTCGAAGGCACTGACGAAGATATGATGGCAAGAATTAAGTTCTTAGCAGGAATCAGAGAAACCGACGCACCAACCGAAACTCAAGCAGATTCCAATTTAACTACCATGAAATCTGTCAGTTCCATCTTCCTTAGATAAATAAGTATTAGAAAGCAATAATCGGCAACATTAATAAGGCAACTTAACCAGTTTAGTAGTAAACACAGACAGTCCTGTGTATAATAAAGACTGTAGGCAACTTTAATCTAGTAACATAGATAGGCATCACATTTTATAATTTGAAAGGCAACTTAAAATGGCATCATTAGCAGAAATCAGAGCCCGCTTACAAGCGGCAGAAGGTAATAAACAAGGCGGTAATTCACAAGGCGACCAAGCAATTTATCCACATTGGTCAATTGACGAAGGTCAAAATGCCACACTCCGCTTCCTCCCAGACGGTAATACAAAAAACACATTCTTTTGGCAAGAACGAGCAATGATTCGTTTACCATTTAGTGGTGTTAAGGGAGAATTAGAATCCAAACAAGTACAAGTTCGTGTTCCATGCGTTGAGATGTGGGGCGAGACTTGCCCAATCTTGTCAGAAGTACGCACATGGTTTAAAGATCCAGCGTTGGAAGATATGGGTCGTAAGTATTGGAAAAAGCGTGATTACATTTTCCAAGGCTTTGTTCGTGAGAACCCATTGTCAGATGACAAGGCTCCAGAAAATCCAATTCGCCGTTTCATTATCGGCCCACAAATCTTCACACTTATCAAAGGTGCGTTGATGGATCCAGAGTTGGAAGAATTACCAACAGACTATTTAAAAGGTCTTGACTTCCGTATCTCTAAAGGTAGCAAAGGCGGCTTCGCTGACTATTCAGGCTCTAAGTGGGCTCGTAAAGAATCAGCACTAACAGAAGCTGAACAAGCGGCTATTGAACAATATGGTTTGTTTGATTTATCAACATTCCTTCCAAAGAAACCAACTGATGTTGAGTTGAAAGTTATCAAGGAAATGTTCGAAGCATCAGTGGATGGTCAGAGCTATGATGCTGAGCGTTGGGGTCAATACTATCGTCCAGCAGGAGTAAATGCTCCGGCAGGTACTTCAGCACCAGCGGCCATAGCAGAAGATGCTCCAGTAGCTAAAGCGGTGCCAGCGCCAGTAGCTTCTAGTTTTGATGAAGAAGATGATGTTCCTGTAACAAGTGCTCCAGTTTCAACTTCTGCGGCAACTTCGGACAAAGCGCAAGATATTTTGCAAATGATTAGAGCACGTCAACAAAAGACTGTTTAATGACCGTAGCTTTTGTCTATAAATGGACTCACATACCGACCTTAAAGTGGTATGTGGGTTCCAGAACCGCCGAAGGCTGCCATCCAGATGATGGGTATATCGCATCGGCTAAATTACTGAGAAAGCATATCTTAGAAAATAAAGAAGAGTGGAAACGAGAAGTCATCAGTATCGATAGTGTTAAAAATGTATTAGATCTAGAAACAGAAATCTTACAAATGTTTGACGCAAGACACGATCCTAGAAGTTGGAATCGACACAACAATGATGGCATAATCGTAATCACAGGCGATAAAAATCCAATGAAAGATCCAGAAGTGGCACAACTAGTAGCAAATGCTATTCGTGGTGATAATCACTGGACCCACAACTTAGATGGTAAAGAACATCCGCAAAGAGGACAAAAGCGACCAACAATAACGGGCGACAATCATCCAAATAAAGATCCAATAAATGCTGCTAAGATTAGTAAAAGTCATACAGGTAAACGACATGAATACATGGACGGCAAAAAAAATATTATGCATCGTGAAGAAGTATTAGCGCAATTATCGGGCGGCAATCATTGGGTGAATAAAATTGAAAACCGGTTGACTTGTGAACATTGCGGCATTACAATAATGAAAAGCAATTACACTCGTTGGCACAGCAAGAATTGTAAATTTAAAAAGGAATAAAAATGGCTAAACCTTACGACTTCAGTAAGTTCAGGAAAGATATTACAAAATCTATTGACGGAATGTCAATTGGATTTAACGATCCAACAGATTGGGTTAGTACTGGCAATTTTGCTTTGAACTATCTCATCTCAGGAGACTTTAACAGAGGAATTCCTTTGGGTAAAGTAACAGTATTCGCAGGTGAATCGGGCGCAGGTAAGAGTTATATCTGTTCTGGTAACATTGTAAAGAACGCACAAGACCAAGGTATTTTCGTAGTATTAATTGATACAGAAAATGCGCTAGATGAAAAATGGTTACACAATCTAGGCGTCGATACAAGTGAAAGCAAATTGCTTAAACTTAACATGGCTATGATTGATGACGTGGCTAAAACAATTTCAACCTTTATGCAAGATTACAAAACATTACCAGACGGCGAGCGTCCAAAGGTATTGTTTGTAGTTGACTCATTGGGTATGTTGTTGACTCCAACTGACGTTAATCAGTTTGAAGCTGGCGATATGAAAGGTGACATGGGTCGTAAACCTAAGGCACTTACAGCGTTAGTTCGTAACTCAGTTAACTTCTTTGGTAGCTTTAACGTTGGTATGGTATGTACTAACCATACATACGCTTCACAAGATATGTTCGATCCAGATGATAAAATCTCAGGCGGACAAGGCTTTATCTACGCATCAAGTATTGTTGTTGCTATGAAGAAAATGAAGCTCAAAGAAGACGAAGACGGTAACAAGATTAGCGATGTTATGGGTATTCGTGCTGGGTGTAAAGTAATGAAAACTCGTTATGCTAAACCTTTTGAAGGAATGCAAATTAAGATTCCTTATGAAACAGGTATGAATCCGTACAGCGGTATGGTGGACTTAGCTGAAAAGCGTGGCTTGCTCAAGAAAGAAGGCAACAGTTTAGTATTCGTATCGTCAGATGGCGAAGTTATTAAACAGTTCCGTAAAAAATGGGAAGCTAATGAAGATGGTTGCTTGGATAAAATCATGGCAGACTTCGGAAAACCAGCAGAAACAGTAAGTACTGATGA